TTGAATCCAAAAATTCTCTCGAACCATTTGCATCCCAAATATGAACTCCTTGTTCCTTAAGAATTTTATTATCCGTATCACCGCGAATAAACCATAACAACTCTTTTAAGCAAGTTTTCCATGCGGTCTTTTTAGTTGTCAAAATAGGAATTTTACCATCTTTAAGAGAGTAACGCATCATGCCTCCAAAAATGCTCTTAGTTTTACCATTTCTACCTTCTTCCCATGTTCCTTTTTCAATAATATCACTAACTAAGTTAAGATATTGGTATTCCTCCATATTTTTCTCTTCAAAAAAGCTATTTAGATCTTCCATTTTATTAATTTGTTTAGGATATCTTTAAATAGTTTGAAAGAATGACAATAAAACAGGATTTTTAGTTATTTTAATTTCTAATTATAAATCATATGGACAGTTCCGATGATTCAAAAAGCTTTTTTAAGCATGTTTTTAATTTCGATGATGATTCAAAATCAGATATATTAAACATTATTCAATACGCATTGATTGCTATTATTCCGATAGTACTTTTAAATAAATCAGTGGGTAAATATGTTCCAGAGTCAGATGATAAAAAGGGAAGTTTAGAAATATCAGCTGAAATAGTTATTCAAATTATTGTTACATTTATGGGTCTATTAATTATCCATAGAGTAATTACATTTATCCCACCCTACAGTGGAACCAAGTATCCTGATTTCAATATTGTTTACATTATTTTAGCAATATTAATGATTACTATGAGTTTACAAACTAAACTAGGTGAAAAGGTAAGTATTTTAGTTGATCGTATAACCGAATTATGGGATGGCACATCATCAGATAAAAAGAAGAAAGGTGGTAAAAATGGTAATGTAAAGGTTTCTCAACCAATTTCTGGTCAACAAATGATGCCTCCTCCAGCTTCAACTTACACTGATGGTACTGCTATTAGTTCTCTTCCAACAAATGATGTAACATATGGAAGTCAAAATACTGTTCAAGCACAACAGTTACCAAACTATGATGCTATGTATAGACAAGATAATACACCATTGGTTGGCGCTGCTACTCCAGGCATGAGCGAAGGGTTTAATGAACCTATGGCCGCTAACTCAGTTTTAGGAGGCGGAGCCTTTGGTAGTGCTTGGTAAAAAGCATGATAAAAAGCATGATAAAAAGCATTATTAAAAGCATGATTAATAAATATATTTAAATATAATTTCAAATATATTTATATATGGACGTAAATAAACTATTAAAAGCATTAGATGATGACTCAAACGAAACTCTTTTGAATTTTACATCTGATAAAATAAAAGAGATGAATTTAAATATTATAAAAGAATTACAATTACCTAGAAAAGATACATTAGATATAATGAATAAATTAAGAGACTATAAATATGTAGATGAAATGAATGAATTAAAATATGGTGCTTACATTAGATGGATTCCAATTGAAGATCCAACTAATATTTATTTAACAAAAGGTGCCTTATTTTGCGAAATGAAAATAACTGACGATGGTGTTTTCTGTGTTTGTAAAAATTTTGGTTATACTATGCGTCATTTTCAATTATCAATGGATAAAAATCTTATATTTCAAAGATTAACAGATCAAGAATTAGTGTTATTATCTGCTTTAGACCATTTATCGAAATAAATTATATACCTTTTAGTACAATTTCATCCTTTTTATTGATTTCTTCTTTTATTAAAAAATCATAAATATTTTTCTTTTGGTCTCCTGTAAAAGTCATAACATCGCCATACTCTTCATGAACAACAATAGAACCATTACAACTGTATGTTTTTTTTATATATGATAATATTTTTTTTAAATCTAAGTCTTTTGCCATACCTGTTACAGATGTAACACATTTTTTTCCATTTCGTTTGTTTACTGAAATAGTTACTGTGTTTGTAGTAAATAAATCTTCATCATCATCATCATCGAATTTAAAATCCATGTTAACTATATATTATATTAGATATATATTTAAACTAATTTTATATATATTTAAACTAATTTTATAAATTATTTATTTTCTATTTTTACGTGTCTTATTTTTCTCTCTACATGTACAATCTAAAAATAATCCAGGAATAAATTTTCTTTGTTTAATAAGTTTAATATGATCTGTATGAATTGGTTTTCTAACAGTTGAAACCTTTTTGCCATTTCTAAACCTTGTTACACTTTTATAACCTTTTCCTTTTTTAATTGAAACCTTACGTACTATCTTTCCTCCAGTTTGAGTTTGAACTTCCATATTTTCGTAGTTAAAAACCATTATATAATATCTAAAGAAAAAATATTATATAATTTATATGGATACTAACCAGCTTGTACATATATTTCATATAATAGTAGTCGGTGGATTATTTCTTTATGTTGGAATAAATAGAGAGAAAATCTATAGCGGATTATTTAATGTGTTATTTTATTTAGGATTTATTATTGTTTTATACCACTTGTATAAAGTATATGGTTACTTAAAGGATAATAAAAGTATATGGGTAAATTTAATTCATATATTTATTGTTGGGCCATTATTAGTTTATATTGGTTATAATGGAGAGAAAACAGCACGTAAATTTTTTGAGATACTATTAATGTTAGGTTTTGCGTCAATAGGTTATCACGCGTATTATTTATTTTAACAATTAGTTTCAATCCATTTTTTTGTTAAAACTGCTTTTACACTTTCTAACGCACCTTCAGTCCAGCCTTGATATCGGCTAACAGCTTCACCAACGACTAACATACCATTTTCTGGATGTTGAGCCGCATATACAAATTTCTCTCTACTATCAAAATTTTTAAGAGGTTCATAATAATGTGTTCCTATTGGCCAATAGTAATCTTTTATTGCTATTATATATATTTTTTCATTTATTCCAAGAGATTTTTCAATTAATTCAGAAAATAATTCTCTGTTTTCTGGTGTATTTTTTAAATGATCTTTTAAACTAATAGCACTATCGTTATCACTATATGCTATCATATAAATACCTTTATCAGGATTCATTGGAATCATTTTTTGAAGTGGTCCAGGAACAATAGTATAACTTGAAATATAATTTTTAATTATAGCACTAGATTTTTTATCAAATTTAGCATAAAGCCTTAAAAAAGGTTGTCCGTGAATTTGTTGATATAAACTATTTTTATTTAAAGCTCCAGGTACTAGTTGTTTAATTCCTGAAATAGTAGTAGCTATTATCACTTTATTAGAATAGTAAATTTTATTTTCCTTAGTTATTATTTCAAATAAACATGGATTATTTTTTATTTTACTAATTTTTATTACATCTTGAGAAAATTTAAAATGTTCGTGACCAATTGTATCGTATAATTTATCTACTAGTTTCTTCCAAGGAATATGTAATCCAGTCCAACCGCCTTTATTATCATCCATACCATAATTATATAATGTTTCCTCAATATCCGCATCTTCATAATCAGTATAACCAGCACTAACTATAAAATTACGATACATTTGATTGCCGAAAAATTTGATAAAAAATTGTTTAAAAGTTTTTCCATGAAGTTCAGGATGTTTTTTATATTCAACCTTAAGTTTATCAATAAATTTAACAATATCAACAGGATTTATAGTTTTAGAATAATCTATTATTGATTTGTATTTAGAATATTTTATATCTAATTTATTCATTAAATTGATTAATAATGGGTTTTTATCTAATCTACCAATCCCAGCTCCGGTTACAATTTCAGTTCCATAAAACATTTCATTACTAGTTCTGCCTCCAATCCAATCTTTTTTATACTTTTCTAACACTAAAAATGTTGTGTTTGGAGACGTTTTTTTAATATTATAAGCACTATATAATCCAGCCATACCACTTCCAATAATAATTATATCAAGATGTTTAATACTCATATAGTATTTTGATATAATTATTTTTTATTTTTAAGTGTTTTATTAAATTTAACTGTAGATTTTCCTTTACATTTAAATTTGCCTCTTGTATATCCTTTTCTATTAAATATTGTTTTAGTACAGATACCAATTGCGCGTGCTTCATTTTCCTTATCTACTTTTTTAATACATCTACACAATTTTTCCGACATGATTTTTTCAGCAGCAATTTTGAGCAATCTTTTAGATTTTGGTATAGGTTTTTCATAATATTCTAAAATTTTTTTATAATCAGCGTTATTTAATTCGGACATAGTTTATTGTATATTATTTACAAATATAATAATTATCTATACATTAATTTGTTGTTTAAATAATTCTCTTAAATAAAGTTTTTTTTAAAAATCAAAAAATAAACATATATTAAGCATGAAAATAGTTGTTTTTGATTTAGATGAAACACTTGGATATTTTACAGAATTAGGAATATTTTGGGACAGTCTAACAAATTATTCAAAATTAAAAAATAATACAACATTAACACAATCAGATTTTAATGATATATTAGATTTATTTCCTGAATTTTTGAGACCTAATATAATAAATATTTTAAACTACTTAAAGAACAAAAAACAATCATCATGTTGTCATAAAATGATGATATACACAAATAATAACGGATCAAAGGAATGGGCACATCACATAATAGATTATTTTAGCAAAAAAATAAATTATAAACCGTTCGATCAGCTTATTTCAGCTTTTAAAATAAATGGACAAATTGTTGAAGTTTGTAGAACAACACATGATAAAACCTATAATGACTTTATTAAATGTACAAAACTACCAACCAATGCTGAAATTTGTTTTTTAGATGATACATTTTATCCTGAAATGGCAAATGATAATATATATTATATTAACGTAAAACCTTATTATCATGATTTACAGTTTGATTATATGCTGGATAAATTTTCTAAAAGCGATGTTGGTAAAAAAATAATCAATAATGATGAAGAATTTATTAAAATAATTACTGAAAATATTAACTTATATAAGTACAATTGTATTGATAAGCAGCCAAAGGAATATGAAATGGATAAAATTGTTGGAAAACAAATTATTAAACATTTACAAGAATTTTTTAATAAAACAAAAAAAAATAAAACTGTTAGAAATAAGAAGGCTAAAAATTATAAACTAAATAAAACGCGCAGAAATTATTAATTTAAAATAAAATTTTTTTTGCTGTTTCCTTAAAATCTTCTAAGTACTGATTTAATGCTGTGGTAGTTAAAATAAAAACACCAGCGCTAAATGCTATTTTTCTATCTAAATCAGTAAATTCGTATTTTTCTCTCAATGGATTAAAACGCCATATTAAAAATAAACAGATATATATTCTAATATAATAATCTAAGCTATCTAGATATTTTGGTGCTAGCTGTGATACTCCTATTGATGAAATAAATATTAACGCATATGATAAATAAATAATTAAATCAAAAATTCTACTTTGAGCTTCGTGTAAGTTTGATTTCGAAATCATTATATATTTAATATATAATATAAATTTTACAATATATATACCAAAAATAAATGTACTTTAATAAATACAGTTTTATATAAAATAATATATTTATAAATTATATAAAATGAATAACCCATATAGTCAAACTCCTGAATGTGTTTCAAATATACATAAAGAAACAAATAAAAGAATATATGATAGAAATATTCCTTCCCAAATGCTTCAACCATATTTAGACGTAAGGCCTGTAATGACAAAATATTCTTATTTTCCTATTGTAGATCCTAGAAAAGAAATTAAAACACCAATGGAACAAATGCCAACATACAATGTTAATAAAGTTTTCAATCCAGGAAATACTACATCTCCTTGGTCAGGGTTTGCTTCAAATATTAATTTAGAATCTGAATTACGTAATCAAGTTTATGCTCTTCAAAAATGTAGTCAATCAGTTTATGTACCAAATAGTAGTAGTGATTTATATGATTATAAATTTAAGACTGTAACTCAACCAAATCCTCATCAATTATTATTTCAAACGGACAGCTTTTCAAGTTTCAATCCAAATCCAGATAGCAAAACAGTTGGTTCTGGTATATTTTTAAATAGTACACGAGTCCAAGTTAGAGATATGACAAAACAAACCTGTTAAAAAATAAATATATATAAGATATTATATATATATTTAATATATAATGAGATATAATTCAAAAAAACGTTTTTCAAGAAAAAATAATTCAAAAAGGAAGAAACAAACCAAGAAAAAAAGTAACAAACAAAATAGATCAAAAAAAAATATTGGCGGAGAACATTTCGGTCAAACTATATATAAATATACTTTAGGTGAAAAAAGGAAAGAAATTATTCCACAAGTTCAATCAATAGTAAAAGGAATTAAAGAAGGTTATGGAGTCGGAGGAATTGGTGGATGGACTGATTTTGCGTGGAACAATGGTGGAACTGAATATTTATTAACTGTACCATTATCATCAGTTATACTATGGCATCCAGTTAGAGGTGAAGGTGAAAGGGAACAAGCAGGAGCAAAAACAACAAGACGTGCTAATGAAACATATAAAGTACTAATGAATTCACTTAGTGAAACAAAGGATTCTAATATACCAATAGTTAGTTATTCTCTTCAAAACCCATTAACATTTGAACAAATAGATACAATTCCAGAAATGGCTTCAACTGATGCAATTAGAATATGTCCTGTTGACATTAATGATAATATGTCTGATAAAGAAGAAATTGATAGATATACAGAACGAATAGTTAGATTACAAAAAAGAATTTCAGACGAGTCTCTCAAAGTAGATATGATTAGATCAATAAATAACCAAATTAAAAGTGATACAGATAAATTACAAAATTTATTGTATAAAAATCAAGAATATAAACAATATTTTTTGGTATTAAGTGGTCAAGGTAGGTTACAAGCAATAGTTGAAGCCGTAAAAAAAGCAAATATTTCACCAGATGATTTTTATATTAGATTAGCTTGTAAAGACATTTATTTAGACATTTGTAATGTTCTAATAAAAATACATAATACTTGGGTAAGAGAAGGAAAATTTAATGATAGCGAAAACAGACATGAAGTTTATTTTAATGGAAGTTATATTCCTATGACAGAATTACCTTTTGCATTTTCATGTTCAAGAAATAGGTCAAAAAATGATACATTATGTTTTTCTAAATATTATACAAATAATGTTAGTTCTAATAATATGGGTTGTGCTGATGTTTATGACTACACATCAAGAATTCCTCTTACAAGATATTTAACAAGGTAAAATAAGTATATTTTATTAAAACTAAATATACTTATTTAAATATATGTCTCAATCCTACGTAGATCAAGTAACTATTGATTGTCTTTTAAATAAGAATGTTATTAATCAATATCTTAAAAAAAAAGAAAATAAAGAAGAGATTAAATTTTATAAAAAACGTGTATATAATTTATTTAAGGAAATTATAACTGGAAATACTCCAGCTGATTTGTTACCAGATGTAAAGTACGCATATAGTAATTTTTTAGATGCATCAATCAGTTATTTTAAAACAATTGATAATAATGATATTATACAATCTGAATACAAAGATATGGAATTTCCACATGAAATAGGCTGTAATGATAACGATATTTCTGGAAACGTTGTAGAGGCTGATAAATTATTAATGCGTTCAATTAAAATGGATGTCCCGACTTTAGATAAATATGTTACAAGAACTAGAACAAAAAAGAAGGAAGAAATAATACTACCAAAACAAAAGATTATTAATTTAAATGATCCTGAATTAAAAAATAAGGGTTTAAAAAAGAATAATATCACTAATATTTATGAAGACAAAAACACAAAAAAGGAAAACGAAGAAAAATAACACAAGGAAAGGTAAAAAAGGAGGATTAAAAGAAACAAATCAGAATATAAAAAAATATAATAAGACCAATAAAAATGTAAACCTTGAAAAGATTAACTGTAGTCCGAAACCAAAAGGAGAGATTAACGATTTTTCATGTTATACCAATAAGTCACTTTATAAATTAAGAGACTTATGGAACGCAAGGCATCCTGATGTTAAAATTACTTCAAATTCTCCTAAAGAAATTCATCGTTTTATAAGTGAAAAACTAAGTGGTGTTTGTAATAAAGAGTCTTGTTGGTTGAAACAAAAAGCAGAATTTGGTCCTATACAAAGCGAAATGGCAGATTCATTTGCCCCAGAATCTCCTGCTGAATGGAAGAAAAATCCAAATGAATGGTTATCAAGTATTGATATTATGAATGTAATGAAACAATACGAAAAAGCTTATAAATGTTTTGATTTTATAGGTCCAACACCTATTGATTTTGATACAAGAAAATTATATGGAGAATGTGTATGGGATGAACTTTGTAACTTTAGTCTTGAGGACCAAATTAAACACGGAAAAACAAAAATAGGAATTATTTTTAATACAGACCCTCATAATAGACCAGGTCAGCACTGGATTTCAATGTTTATTAATATAAAGAAAAAGAAAATATTTTTCTTTGATAGTACTGGGGATAAACCTATGCCTCAAATAATGGCATTAGTCGAACGTATTAAAGATCAAGGTTTAAATTTAAAGAAAAAAATAAATTTTAAATTCGATAGTAATGAAGGTATTGAACATCAATATGGAAACACAGAATGTGGTATTTATTCTCTCTATTTTATTGTTCACATGCTTGAAGACAAGATGACAGAACACTACTTAAAAACACATATACTCAAGGATGAATATATGAATAAATTTAGACATGTTTATTTTAATGATTCATTATAAAACGTAAAAAAATATATAAAAATAACATTTATAATTATATATTTAATGAATATCAATAACTTTTTACATAAAGAAAATATTAACACTCTTTGGGATGTTATCAGCGACGAAGATATTTTTAAGTTTCTTTCGAGAGATATTCAGAGTAAAGTAGCTCAATTATTTACAAATAATGTTACAGGATTTTTTGAAATAGAAAAAATAAAAACAAATAACTTAGTTGATATAAATAAAAAATATATCATGCTCATTTTAAATCACATTAAAAAAACTTATACACAACAAATGCCAAATAAGATAAAAATACTAGAAGAAACTCCTGTAAAAGAATTTATTACAGCTGAAGAACTATATAATGAACGTAAATCACAATTTGATAAAGATTTAAGCAAACGTCAGGAAGAGTTTGAAAATATAATGACTGTAAAGGCACCACCAGTTCCGAACTTTTTAGATAAATATGAAGATAAGCCAATTGGAGGAATGGATAAAATTATAAAAGAAATGACTGCTAAAAGAAATTATGATGTTGAACAAATAACTAAGAATACTATTGTTGATGATAGTTGGTTAAAACCTCAAGAAACATCAGTTAAGTCTGAAAAAATGTCAAAAGAATCACAACCTATAAATGAAAGTAGATTTAAATATTTAAATATGGATAATCAAGAATCGTCTCCTACAAAAAAAAGTGTTACATGGGGAAATAATACAGAAACATCTGATTCAGAATTCGAAGAAAACATATTTAAAAAACTTAAAAAGGTACAAAAACCAGAAATGGATTTTGATAATATAAGTTTAAACATTGAAGAATTAAATAATAATGAAAATAATGACGATAAAATAAGAGTGTTACAGTCAGAAGTAAAAACATTAAATTCAAAATTGGATATGATAATAAATTTATTACAAAAAAATAATTAAACAGATAACTATATTATTATTAATATGAATATATTTATCTTAACAATTTTATTTATAAGTTTTTTAAATAATGTTAGTTCTATAACTAGTAATTGTGGTGCTAGAATTAAAAATAGTTATTTAAAATTAATATTATTTAGTGATAAAAGAAATATAAAAATATTTAAAGAAATTAAAAATTTTTATAAAATTTGTTATGAAAAATCTATATCAAGTATTGGTGAAGGAATAAGCGATTATAATAATAAATTAACAGAAAATGAAAAAACAATTATTGAAACTATTATTTCATTATGTTATTAATTTTAAAACTTTCTCTCCACGTTCATTAATCTCGTATGTTCCAACTTTTAATGGTTGAATAGACGAATCCTCAAGAGCTCTTGTATATGTCTCTTTATCATAAAGATCTAAAACATCCTTACTGCTTCTTCTATATACATATTCAACCCCATTAATAGTAATAGGTTTGCCAACCCATTCAACTGCCACTTTATTGGCCCTAACAGTAGTATCATTTTGTTGTTCCGCATAATCAGGAACATACGCATATTTATCATTTGTTGGGTCACCAAAATTAACACATTTACCATTTGAATAAATATAACAATCAAATGCTGATTCCTTAACTGCGTCTGTAAGTTGTCCTGTTAAGTTAGCTTTAATTTCTGATATTTCAAAAAGATATTGGTCACTTGTAATAGGGAATCTTGGTATCGCCTTACTTAAATCTTTTCTCTTTAACTCTATAGCTTCATCAGATTTTAATTGAGATTCCGAAAAAATCATTAAGTATACATAAACTTCAACAGTTTGAAGAGCTTTTGGTAAATCTTTGTGACTACAAATACGTCTAGCACGTCCGATAACTTGCTCAGATCTAACAGGGTGCCAATAAGGTTCCATAATATGAACATATCTTGTATTTCGTAAGTTAATACCTTCTGAACCAGACGATGTAATCATGAAAACCTTAATAACTTCTCCCATATTATTGTTATGGTATTTAGATTTTAATACACTACCAATACTTTCAGGAATTTGATTCCATTCACCGTTATAAATATGTCTTAACATTTCTTTTTCTTCTGATGTTTCAGTACCCGTATATAAAGCATATGTTGGTTTACCTTCATCAACTTCAGGAATATCAATTTCCCATACATTTAGATGATTCTTTTTAATTCTGAATCTAGCAAATCCATTTTTTTCAAGAACTAAACTAAAAATTCCTATACCTTCAGCAGTTCTAAACTGACTATAAACTAAATGTAATCCTTCATGATCAACATCCTGAATATTTTCTAACATATGTAAAAATTTAGGACTATATGTTTGAAGTGCTTCAGGTGTTAAGAAATCATTAGAATGTTCTTCAATATTTTTAATAGCTCTATCTAAGCGTTCTTTATAAGATACACCTCCAATTGCGTCAAGAATTTCATCACCTTCAATTTCACCTTCACGTTCATCTTCAACGTCTTGCTTAGATTCAATTCTAGTGCCTTCTTTAATTAATTGTGCCATTTCTGGTACAGCTTCTTCTTCTTCTTCTTCTTTACCTTTTTTCTTTTTATTACTCATTGGAATAGGTCTATCTGGCATAACATAATTACAAAATAAACGAGAGAATATACGATATGTTGAAGCCTTTTCTTCGAATAATTCTGCTGAACCAGTTTTAGGTCGTTTACCCTCTAATTCTCTCTCTTGTTTACGAGCACTTTCATAAATTTTAAATTGAACATCACTCATTGGTATTCTAATAATATGATAATCTACTCCTAATTGTTTGTTATATGTAGGTAATAAACCTTCTTGAGCACTTCTAAAATAAGATGATAAACCAATAATACGCCTTTTTAATGAGTCAACATTTTTAAGTGATTTGTCACTGTCATTAATATATCTAGACATAAAGGTATTTAAATCATCAGGTAAGGCTTTTTGATTAATAACATGAATTCCTGCAGGTATAACATCTATATCATTTCTTTTTAAAATAGATATAATTTTTCTCTCAAAATCATCATCAGAAGTAAATTCATTGTCTATTACTAAGTCACCACTTTCTTCCTTTTTAACATTAGATACACCTTGATATCCAGATTCCTTTTTAATCTTGTTTTTAAATCCAAAAGGATTTCTTGTAACAGTTAAAATTTTACTAGATGGAGAATAATCCAAATAATCTAATGATTTCTCTCCAATTAATATTTCTTGAAGTGTTTGTTTATCAATTTTTTTGCTAGTTTTAACATTTAAAGTTATTTTCCATGTTTTAATGTAACCTCTTAGGATATTAAACAATATAGCAAACTCATTAGGATAGTTAATAACAGGTGTACCAGATAATAATACAACTCGTGAATTTTTAGCTCTCAACAACATGTAATATAATTTAGTTGCTAAATTTAAGGGTGTTTCTTCACCAAAAATGCTATCATCTTCTTCTTTTTTCTCCTCTTTTGCTTCTTCCCCTTTTTTCTTCTTTTTCTCTTCACCACTGATTCCTTTTTCTTTCTTTATTTTATTAACAATACGACTAATTAAGTTATGTGCTTCATCAATAATAACAACTGAATTATCAAAAATATTTCTTGTGTAGTTAGAAGTCATTTCAGCTAAGCGTGTTGAACGTAAACCATTATAATTAATAAATGTATATTTTTGACGAATCATTTCATTTAACTGCTCTTCTAGAACTTTTTTATCATTATCACTAAGTTCGTTATAATTTGACGCTTTTTTAACATTAATAAAAAAGGCGCCTCCGTGTCTACGAATATATTCTTGTGGTAAATTTAATAAAACGGATATTGTTTTGAGTGCTTCTTGATTTTCAACAGTTGAGATCCATTCCCAATATTGATTCCTCTTATAAAGAAGATCACCACATTTTTTAAGCTCTTCAATATAGTTAGCACGTAAAGATGCTGGTGTCATAATAATAACGCGTTTAGAATCTTTCATCCCTTCAGCAATAGCAATAGATGTACAAGTTTTACCTGAACCAAGACCATGATATAAAAGTAATCCTCTGTAAGGTGTATATAGATTTATATAATCTCTAACTATCTTTTGATGAGTTAATAGAGAGAAATCAGTACTTGTTTGACCAATAGTATCACATGATATATTTTCTTTATTTTCTTGTATTTCTTGACGATAAGGTTCGAATAATGAGTTTATAAAATTTATAAATATCTCTCTGTTATTCATATAATAACTAGAAACCTTGATTATAACAGGTGGTGATTTTTTAGGTAAGCGTTTTGTTAAATCAGTATCTCCAATATTAACGAGAGTTTCTGGACCAAGAATAGCAATACCTTTTTCAGGTTTTTCTGTAAGTCTTTTCTTTTTCTTAGGAGCAACAATTGATATTACTTCACCTTCAACTTTCTTAGGTTTCATGATGAATTCTTCAGGAGATTCTTCTTCAAAGGCAACCTTCTTTTTAGGTTTCATTACAAATTCCTCATCTTCGTCACCTTCAACCTTTTTCTCCTCACCTTCATCGCCTTCAATAATAAGTGTCCTTTTAGATTCTATTTTTTTGACCTTCTTACCTTCGGTAGGTGTGGGTAAAGGAATAGGTTCTGAAACCTTTTTCTCTTGAGATATTTGAACATTAGGTTTAACAGTTACTTTAATTTTTTTACTTTCCATTAATTTCTTAATAAGAGCTTCGCGATCATATCCCTTTTCAGTTTCATCAACAATTAAAGGTCCTTGCTGTTTTTGTTCTTCTTCCTCTTCTATTATTTCTTCAGAAATAGGCTTCCCCTCTTCAACATCTTCTTCAAGATCTTCTTCAACTTTTGCTGATTTTATTTTTGGAGCCCTAGGTTTTCTTTCATTTTTAACTCCTTTTATAACAACAGCAACTCGTTCTCTCTCTTCAACATTTGGTTTTACCATCAACTTTTCTTTTAATTTGGCTAAAGGATTCATTGCTTATATAATTTAAATATATAAATTTTTATTATTTAACAAATGGAAAATAATAAATCAGTTATATCTGCTGTTATTCATGGTCTTATTTAGCGCACATATTTATATTAAAATCATACTCCAACATATAATATTTTCATTAAGTTACTTAAGGAAAATATTAGGTCCTGGTTACGTCCACAGCTTTTTCAGCGCCTTGGGGACCTTCTTGTATTTTATAAGACGGTCTTTTATTCGCTTATCACCAGCATAAGCGGCTGCGTCAGCGGCTGGGATTACCAGGTCTGGGTGAGCAAGCAACTTATCTAGTAGTTCCCATTTATCGTCTCGCGCAAGATGCCAGAATAATGAAAATGTTTCTGAATCGCCCGGAAAGTATGTTGCACGCACATTAGGGTCAAATTTTGGATTGGCCATCAAGAGAGATGCCATTTTATCATTAGCAGCACGATGTGTTGACCATCTATCCTTAATGTATCGGAATATCTCCATGCTATTAAATGGGCTTATATCATCGCATGTGCTTTTAATATCCCTCCGGCAAACGGGGCATGTTTTGTTGGCATGTTGCGCACTACACCATCCAATTAAGCATTCCTCATGAAAAGTATGATTACATTTAGTCGTAACGATAGGGTTTGTGGATAGATGTTCAAAACAGATCGGGCATGTATCAATTACGTACTCTTCGGCACTTGCTGATTTACTCTTAGATTTACTCTTAGACTTACTCTTACTCTTAGACTTACTCTTAGACTTACTCTTACTCTTAACACTCGCCGGTCTAGAAAAAATTCTAGATTCACTCGCAGGATGAGTCACTCCAACTTTTTCTGACGAAGAGCTATCACCGCCGCGCCGTATTTTACGAGTCATTCCTTTTTTAAAACGTAGTTTCTTCGGCATTTATATTATATTAATATAATACTAAAAACAAAATCATTATAAATATTTTATTCACTGTATATTATAAATGGAAGTATTCTATAATAATAAACTAGTAAATAATAACGAATTTCTAAAACCGAGTGAAACACAGACTGAACCAAAAATAAAATATGATTTTAATTCGAATAATTTATATACTTTAATACTCTATGATCCTGATGCTGTAAATGGTACACATATTCATTGGCTAGTAACAAATATAAAGAATAATATAAAAAATAGTAAAATATTATTGCCTTATCAAGGTCCGGCTCCTCCTCCAAAAACTGGTAAACATAGATATATATTTGAATTATACAGACAACCAGAAATGCTTAATGTAGAACCATTCGAACAAAGAAGTATTTCAATTAATTTATTGAGAAATAAATTAAATGTTTCTAATTATATTTCTAAAATAAAATTTATAAGCCAAAATGAATCTGGAGGTAAATATAAAAAAACTAAAAGAAGAAAAGGCTATAATAAAAGTACTAAAAGAAATAAGAAATATTAAATTTCTAAGAATTTTAGTGCTTCATTACAAGCAATCTGTTCAGCCTTGCGTTTAATTTTATGTTGACCTTCACCCATAAATATTAATACTTTACTACTTTCTAAAATAAAATCCTGAACAGCCTTGAAATTCTTAAAGAATGAAAAATCAACAGCATCTTTGTGTGATACATTATGAATAGCTTGACCTAAACAGATATAGACTCCCATTTTGTAACCAAGTTCAATATCATGTTCAATTTCCAAATAATGCGGAGTTACTTTGAATTCTTTTTGAATCTTAACTTGTAATATGTTTTTATAGTTATCATCATTCTGAATAAGAGCAACCCAGTCTATATGTTTTTCGAATACATTTTCAATAAATTTTTGTGCCATTTGGAAACCAGGACCAGTAACAAACATGTTTTGAAACCAATTTTCATCATCTTTAACAACAACTTTATTAAAATCTAAAAAAAGAGCACCAATAAAGGACTCAAATAAACATCCAAGTTTCTTTAAATTGGTTCTAATTTTCTTTTCTTCAGCATGCTTAGAAATAATTAACCATTTATATAATCCCATTTCTAGCGCAATTTTGCCGATTGCTTCATTTTTAACAATAGCAATCTTCTTTTCAGTCATAAATCCTTCATCAGCTTTAGGAAAACGTCTATAAAGCAAGTATTTAGTAACGCATTCTAAAACACCGTCACCTAAAAATTCTAATCGTTCATTTGATTTGCTGCTAAGTGGCATACAATCTGTAGGCCTTTCAACTATCGTTATATTTTGTTGAATATTTTCAAAGCCAGGCCGTTTAGTGTAAGAACGATGAACAAACGCACGTTCATAAAGCGCAATATTATCAACTGTAGTAGGTAAGCCATATTTGGAAAGAATAGATTGAACTTCGCTCAATGTAATCTTAACATTTTGAGAATTATAAGGATTAAATACTAATCCGTCTTCGGTTTTAATAATATCATCATCTCGTAAAATTTCCTTACTGTCTGTCATTTATATATAAATATAGTGTATTGACTTTATATCTTTTATAAATATATTTAAACATATTTAGATAGGTATAGATATCATAAATGTCTCGTGTAAAGAACTATTTGTATATAATTGAGTTTAAGGATGGTGATGAAAAAACAATGAGTAAAGAAAGTTTAGAACAATCAGTTGATGATATTTTTAATGAAGTAAGCAAAATTATAAAACAATACAGGCTACATAGTGAACCAAAAAAAAAATATAATATGACGCTATTTACAGACGAACATAATTTTACGTCCCAAGAATATATAGAGCATTATCACGATATGCCAAAGGAAGTGTGGGGACAGGATTTTTTAGAAGATTTTGATATTGAAATAATTAATATGTTTAATTAAGGGTATTTCATAATAAAATTACAATAATATTTAGAATAGTTTATTTAATAATTGAAAAAAATAAAATATTATTGTAATTTATAAAATGGTTTACATGTCTGGAAGCAAATCAGCACGCAATCAAGCGTCAATTACAAATAGACCTACATGCGGCGGTCCTAAGAAAGCAGGAACCGCACCCCGCGTTGGTTGGTATTTATCTAGTAATACTATGTTAATTGGAGCACCTCAAACTACTCCTCAATTCAGTTTCTGTAGGTCTTATCCAAATTGGCCTATATCTACAACAATTCAAACCCAATCTTATGGTTACCACGCTACTCACGGCGGTAACATGGGTTAAGAACCTTCTTTTAGTTTTAATATATTAATTTTAAATATTTAGCATTTAAAATGATTTAATAACAAATTATTAAATTATTTAATAACTTATGATAATCAAAGTCGACACGCGAGAACCAGATCTTTTACAGCAGTTAAATCACATAACAAGTAGTATGCCTAATTTTAAAAATATTGTAATAAAGTTTGAAACATTACCAATTGGCGACATTATTATTTGTGATGATAAAGAGGAAAAAATAATTATAGAGAGAAAATCAATATCTGATCTGCTCGCAAGTATTAAAGATGGAAGATATGAAGAACAATCATATAGATTAAATGGGATTAATCATCATAATCATAATATAATTTATCTAGTAGAAGGTGATGTAAATAAAAATAATTATTATAAATCACGAAATGACAATGAAAAACTTATGGCATATTCAGCAATGTTTTCTCTCAATTACTATAAAGGATTTTCGGTTTTTAGATCATTTTCTTTAGACGAGACAGCGATAATTGTATGTAACATGGCTTATAAATTAGAAAAAGAACTATCAAATAAAAAAGCATTCTATAAAAACAATGTACAACCTAATATTGAAACTAATTTAGAAGAAAAAACGGAACAATCTGATGTAGTTCAAGAACCTGATATAACTGAACAATCTGATAAAGACTATGTAAATGTAGTTAAAAAAGTAAAAAAAGAAAATATTACACCAGATAATATTAGTGAAATTATGTTATGTCAAATACCTGGAATTAGTTCAGTCACAGCGTTAGCAATTATGGAACAATATAAAAATATTCCAAACCTTATTAAGGAATTAGAAACAAATATTGACTGTTTAAAGGACCTTACTTCTACAAATTCAAAAGGACAAACTAGAAAAATAAATAAAACAAGTATAGCAAATATTGTAAAGTTTCTCTTGAAAAAATAAAATTATAATGTATGAAGACGGAATTAATGAATTTATTCTTATTTATTGGTATTTCTTTAGTTGTATATTTATTCTTTAGAAATTTTAACTATAATAATCAATACAGTTTAATTGAAGGTATGACAGATGCTTCTGGTAATGTTACAACACCAACTAGTAATGGAATTGCTGGCAACGCAGCGGCATATGGTGCTCAAATAAAGGCAGTTACAATTAAATTACAAGATACATTTCTTATTAGCAAATATCGTTCAGATTATGAAACAGCTATTTTAAATTTGGATGATCTAGTTGATAATTTAATGTTAAAAACAGTACTATCTATAGACACTAATAATCCAGGTGATAATGTTAAAAAATTAGCAGAAATGAATCAAGCAAAATTAGCATTAAATAATGTTATGAAATATGTTGATAAACAATAAATATACTTTTGGAAAAGTAAAATAATTATAATATTTATTATAATTATTTATTTATAATTGAATATTAAATAAAAATATAATTGAATAAAGCACTAATAAATCAATTATAAATATAATTATAAAATGATATATTTTTCTTTGGGAAAAATGACTTATTTCATTATTAGGAAAATTTATATTCCAATCATTTTCTAAATTTTTCAATAATTCATAAGCTAAAAATCCTGCTATAAAAATTATTCCTGTTCTTAAGGCATGTAAAAAAATCTTAAAGTGATTAGTTTTAATTGTCATATAATATACAAATAAATTAAATTGTAATAGTTGTGTTTTTATTTTAATATAAAATATTAAATTTAATTTAAGGTATAGCAATCATAACTTCATTATCCTTGTAATAACCTTTGTCAACTAATTCTTGAGTATATTCAGAACCACCCCAATTAGGATCCATAGGGTCAGGGCTTACTTTTGCCGCTTCTTGCTGCATATTCATTACATCTAAAGGCGTTGTTGTTCCAATATAGTAACTAGTTTGATCATGAGCAGGATATGAACCTTGATTATATGGAGGGTCATTTCTAGTAGCATCAACTAAAAGAGTAGGGTTAGGATAAGCGTCTTCTCCAACAGGTTCCAAACTTGTTTCCATCATGGGAGTAACTTGAGATGCTATACCAATTGGTGCTGCAGCAGATGGAGGTAATCCTGCTTGGGGCTCAGAAACACTTGGTCTAGATTTGTAAACACGGTTACCTTGAGCATCATAAGTTTCTTGTAAAAACAAAACAGGACATCTAATATTTTGACTTCTCTGCCAATCCAAAAATTCAGTATAATCTTCTAAATTATCAAACTCTACAGGATTAACTCCAGGAACTTGTGCTAATTTTGAATTATATAAATAAAATCTAGATCCTTTTTGTATTAATAAGTTAGGACATCTAGGACCAGTAGATTGATTATTTGTAAAACCATCAGTACCGCTATTTCCATTCTTTGCGTAAAAATACAATCCAATTAGAAAAACTAATATTAATAGAAAGATAAATGTTGTCATTATATATTATAAGGATAAAAATGTTATGATTTTATTTTCTATTTATTTAATATAATGGTTTATCTTGAGATTAATAAGAGTAATTACAAAAAAAATGGAAAGGATTTGGTTAAAGAATTAGACCATCATTTAGGTAGCAAAGATAATAAATGTTTCGTTTTAATTTTCATGGAAGGATGTGGTCCTTGTAATGCTACACGTCCAGAATGGAAAAAAATGGAAAATGTGTTAAATAAAGATTATTTAAACCGAAATGATGTTATTATTGCTTCAATTGACCATCAATTATCAGAAGGTCTTAAACACCTTAAATCTAAACCAGCTAGTTTTCCGACTATGAGATTTATAACTAAATCTGGCGAAGAAGTAGAAAATTATGAAGATAGTAATATTAGCAACAAAGATAGAACAATAGACTCATTTATTGATTGGGTTAAATTAAAAAGCGGTGAAAATAATATATCTAAATCAGATGAAGAAAATTATGAACAGCATAAAAGACACAAAACACATAAAAGAAGACATTATGGTGGAAGTAGAAAAAAAAGAGGTGGTAAATGGTCTTTAAAATATAAACGTAGTATTAATTGTAAAAGACCGAAAGGTTTCTCTCAAAAACAACATTGTAAGTATGGTCGCAAAAAATAAATATATATTAACTTAATTATAATATTAATATATATATGAATCAGTTTTTAGTAGAATCAATATTAGGATTACTAGCAGGATTATTTTTAGGTGTAACAGGAATAGCTCCAGTCGGTTTAATTTTAATAGCATTAGAATTATTAAAAATAGGTGATTATAAAACTAACTTAGGTAGTGTATTATTTTTAAACTTATTTCCAATTTCAATTGGTTCAGTTTATCAATTTTATAAAGAAAAAAAAATTAATTTTTCACTTGGTATTATTCTTACAATAAGTGTTATGATTGGTAGTTATATAAGTTCAGCAATTTTTTTAGATAAGGAAAAAAATATATCTCCAAAAATGTTAAAATATATAACATCTGCTTTAGGTTTTTCTATTGGAATTATTTATTTTACATCAGCATATTATCATGATTCTAACATTTGAAGTTTTCTTTTGAATATCCGATAACTGCGCAGGCAATTCTTTTTCCAGCATTTCCAGTTTTTAAACTTTCGGCATTACCACCTTTACCACAATCATCTTCATCTTCATGAATGATTAATCCTCTACCAATAATATTACACTTGGATCCTCTAAGTTTAATAACATTATCATAAAAGGTATATTTGGCTTCTCCTTTATTATTAGTTTTTATATTACCTAAATCACCAACGTGTCTTTCTGTTACACCAGGACATCCGTGTGTTTTTTCGTAAGGATTAAAGTGAGCACACATACTGGTACATTTATCAGTTAGATCTCCAGCCTCGTGAACATGAAATCCGTGTAAAGAATTTGGAGTTAATCCGGATAGACTCAAATCTATTTTAATTTGATTATTAACTAAATCTTCGGTAAATCTAACGGTGCCTTTAATAGTATCATTAAATACAGCAATAGCATAAATTGGTTTATTACTCATTATATTATATAAATAATAAATTAAAAAACAAATTATAACTAATAAAGAGATATATAAATATGATATTGGTTTCATTGTATATTATATTTTGAAATTAAATTTATATCTATCACGATTGTCTAATTTTGTTCTCTCTCCTAGAAATTTAAAATATTTTTCTGAAAGTTTATATTGTTGAGGTTTTATATCTTTCAATACTTCCAATCGTACCTTCATTATCATTCCAACTTGCCAAATTCTTTTATGTGTATATTTTTTATTTTTATAAAGTCTCTCTAATTTCTTTATAGTATTTTTAACATCGTCAAGAGTAGTATATTTAATATTTATTGTGTCATTTGGATTCTTATCAATATAAACATCGAATGATTTTTTTGGATTATTTGGATTATATAAAAATCGTCTAGTTTTATTTTTAATTTTACGATTATTTCTAGTTTTCATAATTTATATAATTTTAATTTATTTTAAATTTTATTTAAGTAAGACCTAACATTTTATTTGTTTTTTCTAGATTTTCTAGTTTTTTTATACTTTCTTTTTTTATTAGTTTTTCTATTAGACTTTTTGTGATACTTTTTAAATTTACCTCCTAGTATGTTATTTTCTCTTAATTCCGAAACTGTTTGTGTAGGTTGTTGATAAAATGCTAAACTTTTTAATGATGGTATGTGTGTTTTATTTTGTATTGCTTCAAGAGGTAAAGGTGGAGGTTTACGACAAGGTGCTTCACGGAAACTAGTTCTACCTTCATAACTGTAATCTATACCTGTCATAGTTCCGTCTAGATCTCTAAAATAATCTCTTTTCCAACCACCATCTCCCCACCCACCTTGTTCACTTCTAATATATTCACCTACATATCTAGGTGGAATGTTTGTAAAATAACGTTCATTTGGATATCGTCCTTCTTTACGTGTGTATTCGGCATGTTCATAACATCTATTTACAACAGGAGTTATTCTAAATACTTCAGTCTCTGACATATTAATATAAATATATATATTTAAATAAAATTGAATAATTTTAAACAAGATAAATATAAATTACTATAACAAATTAACAATGGAACACATTTTTAGAATCGTAGACTTTAACGTTTATAATGGTAAGGATTCGTCACATGAATCTTCGGATGATGAGCAAAATGTTTACAAAGATACAAATAGTTTTGTTATTCAGATGTTTGGTGTTGATGAAAATGGAAAAACGTATTCTCTTACAGCAGAAGGTTTTCGACCGTTCTTTTATTTAATGGTTAATGATAAATGGACTATTCAGATGAAAGAAGATTTTCTAGCACATTTAAAAGATAAAGTTGGTAAATATTACAGAGAATCAATTACAGAATGTAAGATTATTAAACGCAAAAAATTATATGGTTTTGATGGAGGAAAGGAACATAAATTTATATTTATAGAATTTTCAAACTTTAACGCATTTAATAAAGTAAAGAATTTATGGTATTGTAATGATAATACAAGAGGTTATTCTTTATCAAAGAATGGTTATACATGGAAAGATACAGATATTAAAATATACGAATCAAATATTCCGCCTCTATTACGTTTCTTCCATATTAGAGATATTAGTCCTTCTGGATGGATTGCTATACCTAAAAAGAAGGTAGTTGAAAATAACAGTGAAAATAAAAATGTGAATTGTGATTTTGAATTTACAACAAATTATAAAAATATCATTCCTTTAAATGATAAGGAAACTCGAGTACCTTATAAAATCATGAGTTTTGATATTGAAGCTAGTAGTAGTCATGGTGATTTTCCAGTTCCAATTAAGACTTATAAGAAACTAGCTACTAATATTATTGAGTACTTTGAGAATTTAAAAATGGATATGTCAAAGGAATTATGTAAGAATATTCTAAGAAGAATTATATTATCTGCGTTTGGTTATGAAAATATGGAGCAAATTGATTTGGTTTATCCAAAGAAACATCCAGGTTCAAAGGAAGAAGTTCAGAGATTAACTGAAATTTGGTTGTCATCTGAAGTAAGAAACCTAAAAACTGACGATAATTATTCAGACGCAAATAATATAGAAAATATGTTTCAAAAAATGGGAAATGATGAAGAAGAAGATGATTTTGATAACAAATTTATAAAATCATATATGGATAAAAAGGCTACAATTGTTGACATCATTTGTGATAAGAAATTTGAAAGAGAAGGAAAATTAAATGAATTGAATGTATCATTAAATGCAAAGTTTCCGAAATTGGAAGGTGATAAATGTACATTTATTGGTTCAACATTTATGAATTATGGTAATAAAGATCCTCATTTTAACCACTGTATTGTATTAAACTCATGTTCTCCAATGCCAATTGAGAATTCGATAGTTGAGTCTTATACTACAGAAAGGGAGGTATTATTAGCTTGGCAACAATTAGTTCAGCGTGAAAATCCAGATATAATTATTGGTTATAATATATTTGGGTTTGATTATAACTTCATGTTTAAGCGAGCAGAAGAAAATAATTGCGTTGAGGATTTCTTGAAGTTATCTCGTAATAAAGATGAAATTTGTGCTACAAAAGATAAAGATACTGGAAAGTATAAAATTGAAGAAAGTACACTTCAAATTGCCAGTGGTCAACATGATTTCCAATTTATTAAAATGAATGGTCGTCTTCAAGTTGATTTATATAACTTCTATCGACGTGAGGCTAATTTAATTTCATATAAATTGGATTATGTTGCAGGTAATTTTATCGGTGATTTTATTAAGGAATTAGAGCATAAATCTGAACAAACAGTAATAAAAACTTCTAATATGACAGGTCTTCTAGTGGGAAGTTATATTCATTTTGAAGAAATAGGTCATTCAGTAGATTATTACGCAGATGGTGCAAAGTTTATAGTAACTGATATTGATAAAGAAAAGTGTAAATTTACTATAAATGGTATTGTAAGTCCTGATCTAACTGTTAAAAAAGTAAGATGGTGTTTGGCTAAGGATGATGTTACACCTAAAGATATATTTAGAATGACAAATGGCACTGCTGATGATAGATCGGTAATTGCCAAGTATTGTATTCAGGATTGTAACTTAGTTCACTACTTATTTAATAAGTCAGATATTCTCACTGGTTTTATTGAGATGGCAAAGATTTGTAGTGTTCCAATTAACTTTCTTGTTATGAGAGGTCAAGGCATTAAGCTAACAAGTTATGTTGCCAAGAAATGCCGAGAAAAGAGGACATTGATGCCTGTTATTGAAAAAGGTGGTCTTGATGAAGGTTTTGAAGGTGCTATAGTCTTAGACCCAAAATGTGATTTATATTTGGATAATCCAGTTGCTTGTAATGATTATGCGTCTTTGTATCCAAGTTCAATGATTAGCGAAAATTTATCACATGATAGTAAGGTCTGGACGCTAGAGTATGATTTAGCAGGCAACCTTATTGAAGAATGGGGTGAAAAGAGCGAGGCAGGAAAATTTATTTATGATAATTTGCCCAACTACTCATATGTAGATGTAAAATATGATACTTATGTTTACAGAAGAAAACATCCGAAAGCGGCTGCTGAAAAGGTATTGAATGGATATAAATTATGTAGATTTGCTCAACCTGTTGATGGTGAAGGTGAAGCAATTATGCCTTCTATCTTAAAAGAATTATTGAAAGCAAGAAAAGATACTAGAAAGTTGATTCCTCAACAAACTGATGAATTTATGAAAAATGTGCTAGACCAGCGTCAACTTGGTTACAAGGTCACTGCCAACTCTCTTTATGGTCAGTGTGGTGCCAAAACTAGTACATTTTATGAAAAAGATATTGCGGCTTGTACAACTGCTACTGGACGCAAACTGTTAACATATGGAAAGCGTATTGTTGAAGAATGTTATGGAAATAATATTTGTGACACTACAAATCATGGCAAAGTAAAAACTAGAGCGGAATACATTTATGGTGACACTGATTCAGTATTCTATACATTTAATCTAGAGGATTTAGATGGTAATCCTATTCGTGGTAAAAAGGCGCTTGAAATAACAATCGAATTAGCTCAACAAGTCGGTGAAGTATCAGCTAAATTCTTAAAGTCACCTCATGATTTCGAGTATGAAAAAACATTTATGCCATTCTGTTTATTATCCAAGAAAAGATATGTTGGTATGCTTTATGAAACTGATGTAAATAAATGTAAAAGAAAGGAAATGGGAATTGTATTAAAGCGTAGAGATAATGCTCCAATTGTTAAGGATATATATGGAGGTATTATTGATATCCTAATGAAAAAACAAAACATCCAAGAAGCAATCGATTTCTTAAGAGGAAGTTTACAAAATATTGTCGAAGAAAAATATCCTATGGAAAAGCTAATTATTACAAAATCATTAAGATCTGGTTATAAAAATCCACAATCAATTGCGCATAAAGTATTAGCAGATAGAATTACAGCTAGAGATCCTGGAAATAAACCAGGCCCTGGAGATAGAATACCATTTGCTTATATTTCAACAAAGGACAAGAAGGCATTACAGGGTGAAAAAATTGAAACTCCGACATTTATAACCGAAAATAATTTAAAAATTGATTATTCATTTTATATCACAAACCAAATCATGAAACCAGTTCAACAAGTATTTGCTTTGGTGTTGGAAAAAATTTGGACAATACAGAAAAAACTACCAAAGATTAAACAATTTAAAAGAGATGTTGAAAATTTGAGGAAAGAATATGTTAGTGATTCAGAAAAATTTGAAGAAAAATTAGAAACAATGCGTTGTAAAGAAATTAAGGTATTATTATTTGATGAATATTTAAGAGAAACCAATAACGAAAAGGCTGGAGTTCAAAGCGTGACAAAATATTTTACAAAAAAATAATAAACTTAAAATTGTATAATAGTAAATAATATATAAACATAACTTAATTTATATATTATACATGTCTGAAACAGACACATCTGAACCATTGCCTCGTAAGCTTCGAATGGAAGATTTTCTTTCTGAAAGCGAACCTATAAATAAGCATGATAAAAATTATTCAAAAAATGATAATGTAATATCAAAAAATCAGAGAGAATTTGGTCATAGAAAAAGAATAAAACCATGACGTACAGGAACTAAAAGCCAACAACAAATAGTACCAAAGGGCTTTAAAAAAGGATTTCGTGGATAAGTTCTTTTTTATTTCAATATAATATGTAAATGACGATTTTAAATTAAATTATAAAATCTGACAATGTGTTATATAACAATAACTATTTTGAAGCTTAATAAAAAGTATTTTAATAAATTATAAATTAAATAATTTATTAAATTTTTCGATTAATTTTTATATTTAATGTTGTTCAGCCATTTGATTTCTTAGTGGTTTACGTTTTTTCTGATTTGATGAAACCAAATTATTAAACAAGTGTTGTACCATATCCTTGATATCAGTAACGGCAGTCTCTAAACTCCAAACTCGATCGGAAAGTTTCTCAACCTCAGATGCGTCATCCTCATCCTCTTCCTCTTCCTCTTCCTCTTCCTCTTCCTCTTCATCATCCTCATCGCCGACATATTCGGAATCATTATCACAACATTCTTGATCCTCATCATCTTCATCATCTTCATCATCTTCATCATCTTCATCATCTTCATCATCTTCATCTTCATCATCTACACAAGATTCTTCATTACAAACACAATCCTCTGTAACAACATTATCTTCAATGGAAGCCTTATATGATTCCATATCAAAACCTCTAGCATCATTCCATGAAGTAATAAATCCTTCTGATTCCAATCTAAATAAAATTGCCCTTTCAGTTCTTTGATGCTTTACAGCAATTTGTTGAATAGTCCATTCTAAAAGTTCATACTCTCTTTGAAGGGAGAGTAATTCATTAACAGTCCATCTATTTCCGTTTCTCTTATTTGAGTTCATTGTATAATACTATTATTATTAGTATATCTTTAAATAGTTTTAGATAATATAATATTTTATTTTATATTAGGACGATACATCGTTTGGTGTATGTGTGTTAATTTTTAATATTGTAGAACATATCCACGTACCACAAACTATCCACATATTATTAATCATATTTGCAGCATTATAAACAACCCATCTAAGACCTTGACAATGTGGTGTTGGTGTCATAAATGGTGATAATAAAAATCCAGTTATAGTTGACGGAACGCAAAATTTAACATATAAATGTGACGCAAAATAATGTAAACATATCCACATTAAATATATACCAGATATACCAAAAATAAATTTAAATAAATTTTGTAAATGTGAAAATATATTATAGATTCCCTCTAAAAAGTAAATTGAGTCTCGTTTAATTTTATCTAATTCATAATCTTTATCTAGATAATCATTTTCGTTTATATTTTCATTTTCATTTCTATTTTCATTTTCATTACTAGAATTACTTTCTATTTCAACATCTCCCATTATTTTTTTGAATACTTTGTCTATTTTTTTAAACCTTCTAGGCATTACATTTTAATATAAAATCTCTTTATATCATCTTAAAAATTAAATTTGTGGATTGTTTCTGCTATTAAGTTGTCTGAACAATCTCGATGGTCCTGAAAAATCGCCATTACCTGAAGCATCCGTATAATTAAAAGAATTTATTATGTCATAATCATTCATTATGCCGTTAAACAACATATTTACTAATGCTGATGTATAATTTCTCTCTTCACTTGAATTTGAAGAGTTATTATTTGATTGATTATTTGAACTTGTTGAACTTGTTGATGTATTATTAATAGAATTAGTATTTTCAGAAGAAAATACTGAAGAAGCATTTGAATTATCTTCTCTAATGTCATATCTACAAACAGGACAATTACAATGGCCTCTAAACCATGTATTTAATTCATCTGTATTAAATATGTGACCACAATGACGAATAACAGTAACCATATCATTATCAGTAAAATTAGTTAATGAAATTGGACAAGAAGTATTTTTTGGAGAAACAATATCACAATATCTTACACGTCTTGTTGCGGTTTCTATTTGTGATGGAGTAGGATAAACTTCTACAGGATCGTAAAAACTTTGTAATACTCGAGAGAATAATTCATTATTATTTAAATTTACATTTCTTGAATTTCGGTTAATAGGATTTCTATTTTGTGTAATATTATCAATAATATAAGGTATATAATTTAAATAAACTCTATTACTTAAATCGCCATTTGATGTATTATTCTCTCTAAAAATATTTCTTTGATTATTATTTCTATAGTTATTATTAATATTACTATTAATATTACTATTAATATTACTATTATTATTATTGTTATTACGTCTTTGTGTACCATTTGTATTGAGTATTTGAATAATTAAATTTCTAATTTGTTGATTAGAATCTGTTAAGTTTGTAATTTGTCTTAAATTATCATTATACATGGTGTTTAATACATCAATTAACAAGAGATGTTCGTTACTGATATTATACGTTCTTTGATTAATATTCATATATTATATATATTATTAAATCTGTTTAAATGTATATTATAATAATAATTAATAAACTATGAGTATTGAAAAGTTTTCAAATAAAGGATTAAGTGGTCTCGCAAATCTGGGGAACACTTGTTTTATTAATTCGTGTATACAAGTATTATCACATACATATGAGTTAAATAATTTTTTGGAACAAGAAACATATAAAAACAAGTTAAGAAAAAAATACGACTCTGCTTTGCTTTTAGAGTGGGATAATCTTAGAAAAATAATGTGGAATGATAATTGTGTTATATCTCCTGGAAAATTTATAAAGACAATTCAAAAGGTAGCAGAATTAAAAGATATGGAAATGTTTACAGGGTATTCTCAAAATGATTTACCTGAGTTCTTGTTATTTTTAATTGACTGTTTTCATACATCATTGTCGAGAGAAATTAAAATGACTATCTCTGGAAACCCAGAAAATGAAACAGATATTGTTGCTATAAAATGTTTTGAAATGATAAAAAATATGTACTCAAAAGAATATTCAGAAATATGGAATTTATTTTATGCGGTTCATGTTTCAGAAATAACTAATTTAGAAACAGGAAAGCAAATAAATTTAACACCAGAGCCATATTTTATGATAGATTTACCAATTCCATCGGATAATAAATCACCATCTTTGATTGATTGTTTCAATCTTTATGTTGAAGGTGAAGTAATGGAAGGAGAAAATGGATGGTATAACTCAGAAACAAAAGAGAGAATAAATATTAGAAAAAAAATACAATTCTGGTCATTCCCAAACATTTTGGTAATAGATTTTAAAAGATTTAATGCTAGATTTCAAAAAAATCAAATATTAATTTCATTTCCATTAGATAATTTAAATTTATCTGAATATGTTATTGGGTATAAAAAAGAATCATATAAATATGAACTTTATGGTGTATGTAATCATAGTGGTGGAGTTATGGGAGGCCACTATACAGCATATGTAAAAAATGCTAATGGTAAATGGTACCATTTTAACGATACAAGTGTGGCAGAAGTTGGTTTAACTGAGTCTATAATATCACCAAAAGCATATGTTTTATTTTACAGAAAGAAAACAACTTAAGATAGTTAATTTTATATTATAATTATATTATTTTAACTATTTATATATTATAATGGAAGTCGTAAATACAACATCAACAACAGATCCAGTTAATATGTATAATTATTTAAACAGTTACATTTTAAATCCTATGGTTTTTATTATTATATTATTAATTCTAGTAGCATATTATGTTTTTTCTTCATCTTTAGGCAGTGGTTCTTCTGAAGCACCAGGTTTAGGAAATGGTGATGACAGTGGTACAAATATTATGGGAGTTATAATTGTAGCTATTTTAGTGATTTTAATTATTGTAAATGCTTTCCAATACTTTTTTAGTATAAATGTAACTGCTTATATTCAAGATTTATTCTCTCCAAAAACAAAGATTGACATTGTTGTAGACCAAAGTACATATCAACCAACAACTGTTCCTGAAATCAAATTTAAGAAACAAGTATTTAATATTCCCGGAAACTATTATAATTATGAAAATGCAAAGGCTGTATGCCAAGCTTATGGTGCCGATTTAGCATCATACGACCAAATTGAAAAAGCTTATGGAAGTGGAGCTGAATGGTGTAATTATGGTTGGTCGGCTGATCAGTTGGCACTTTTCCCAACACAAAAGAAAACATATGATAAATTACAAACCATACCAGGTCATGAAAATGATTGTGGTAGAACCGGTGTAAACGGTGGATATATTGCTAATCCAAATATTAAATTTGGTGTAAATTGTTATGGAAACAAACCTAAAATAACATCAGAAGAAGAAGAGTTAATGCAGACTGCATCACCGTATCCAGAAACCGCAAAGGATCTAGCTTTTCAAAAACGTGTAGATTTCTGGAAAAATAAAGTTGACGAAATCTTAGTATCACCATTTAACTACAACACATGGGGATCATTTTAATCAGTTGTTTTATATATTTTATAACATATTAATTATATAAAATTGTTTATTCTGTTATACGTTGGCACTTATCATTGTAATTACGAACTTTCAATATAAAATAAGATTTATAAATATGATAGCTACATGATATCATAAATACTAACCAAAATAAGAAAAAAAGGCGAATAAAATTAAATATACATTTACCACAAAAGTTGACAAAGTTTAAACTAAAAATAGATATCATTGACCGATATTTTGTCATATGTAACCGACATATTGGACAGCTGTTACTTATATCATGCCATTCACATAAACATTTTAGATGAACCCACCCTCCACAATCACACTTTTTTAAATATATTTGTTGTCTTTTTAAATCAATTGGTTTTAAATTGTCAGGTGTATTAATTTCCAAACAAATTAGACATTCATTTAGTTCGGGCGGGTCGTCTTCTGGAAAATTGGGATAATGGTCAATTAATCTAAAATACATAATATTATATTTGCTTAATATTTAATATTATATTATTTATAACAACTTTTTCTTTCTTGTTGTTGTTTTCTTACCTAATCTTTGTCTCCTAGTTTTTTTCTTTTTTGCTCCAGCACTTTTTATATCATATTCTCTAACAAGACCTAATAATTTGTCATGTAAATCGTCATCAATATCACCACCATATTCGCTGTCAGAATCAGAAGATTCGTCTTTATATTCTCCGCCTCTCATAGTATAACTTAATGCCCAATTTGGAATAACCAAATCATTAAATAAATCTGAAACTTTACTAGAACCTCCGGATTGTAATGGTTTATTTACTGTGAGTATTGGAGATAATCCTGCTTTCATCATAGTTGATTTTACACTAAATCCTCCAGAATAAATTCCTGCTTCTTTATCTGTACTAAATACTAATTCTCCAGCACCTATATAATCAATTTCACTCATTATATAAATTATTTATATATTAATTAATTATTAGAAAAGCGCTTTATTTCAGGAACAACTTTTATTTCTCTCTTCTGCCTTATATGTTCCATTATAAGCTTAACCTGATTTTCATTTTTAATAACTTCACCTAATGTCTTTTCTAAATATTTAAAAGTAAGTGGTTCGGGAACTTTTGTATTCGCAAATTTTAATTTTCCATCGTTTATTTGAACTGTCGCATTAGAGAGATTATTTGAAGAAGCATAGGTTGTAATATTTTTTTCGAGTATATTACGTTTTTCTCTCAATTCCTTTGTTTTCTCATTTATTTGCTTAAGTTGGTTATCTAGTTGAACCCATTGTTGAATTTGATTTTCAAAACTCATACTAATATTTATACAAAATATAATATAAATATTAAAAAAACTTAAAACCTTAAAATTTTAAAAAGGTTTAACGTCTATGTCTGCGAGTTCTGCGACCGCCATGACTCTTCTTTCTGTAGGTTTGTTGTAATCCTAAAAGACCAAAAGGAACAATGGCTTGGTTAATAACTTCGCCAAAGAATCCACCGCGTCTGCTTTTTCTGCGTTTTCCAGCAGATTGAACTAAAGATAAGTTTTGGGCTGATGGTACATTAGGTTGTTGAGACCATTGACCTTGAGCTCCAACGTACTCAGAACCAGCTCTAGCAGCGTATGGTCCGGTTGCGTCAAATGTTCTTGCGAATTGTGAATCACCAGATCCATTTACATACATACCATAAGTGGAACCAGAAGTATAATTTCCATTACCACCTCTCATTCTACGACTTCTACTTCTATGTCTACGACTATGTCTATGTTTTGCCATATTATATAAATTGATGAGAATAAAATAATTTAAAAGTTAAAAATTAATAACTATGATAAAATTTTATTTTTATTAAGTCTCCTAAACTAACGCGAGTTTATGAATTAAAAATTTTAGTAATTATTTGTTTATTACGTAATAACATTATTAGAATAATAAGAATAGCTAAAATCATTACAAAAATTAAAAATACTAAAGCAACTGTAATATAAATATAAGGATTAATTTCATAAAGTATAAAATCAATTACTGGTTTTAATAACATTTTAAATTCATTTTTAATATCATCACGTTTTAAAATATCTAAACATTGTTGAACTAAAGAGTCTTTCATACTAAATCAAAATAAAATTATAATTTAATTTAAATTTATGCGTGTTATTACATTTAAATTTTTCTATATTTTCAATAAATATGGATAATATTATTGAACCAAATGAAACCTTCGATTTTACAAAGCTTTCTTTAGCACATCCTAGCGGTATTCAAGGAGGCGCATATTTTACTAAAATTGAATATAATAAGAAACCTTTATACATACAAACATGTAAAAGTCAAACAAGACAAGGGTTTGTTAAGACTGGTAAAAAATATTATTGTGATTTAATGTTTGATAAGAATTCTGAGAGCCTTATAAATTGGTTTGAAAATTTAGAGGAAAGATGTCAGAAACTAATTTTTGAGAGAAGAGACACATGGTTCCAAAATAGTTTAGAAGAAAATGATATTGAAAGTGCGTTTAATTCTACTATTCGTGTTTATAAGTCTGGTAAATATTATTTAGTAAGAACTAACATTAAGAACAATCACAATAACACACCTTCTATTAAAATTTATAATGAAAAAGAGATTCCTATGACCATGGAAGAAATCAACAATGAAACAAATATTATATCTATTTTAGAAATACAAGGAATTAAATTTACAGCTAGAAACTTTCAAATTGAAATAGAGTTAAAACAGATAATGGTATTAGATGATGAACCTTTATTTGATAATTGTTTAATAAAAACATCTAAAAAATCGCCTATTAAACCTTTAGAAGAAAAAAAACAAGACGAAGATAAAATTGAAAATGTTAAATTATACGAGAGTAAAATAGATGAAAGTAAAATAGATGAGAATAATTTAGAAGAATTTACAACTGAAGATATAAAACACGAAGATATTTTAGATGAATTAGAACCTATTGATATTTTAGTTGAACCTGATGTTAAAACTAATTTACCTTCTGTTAAAGAAGAAGATACAAAGCTTGACGAGCCTGTGGAAAAGTCTGAAGAAAATATTATTTTAGATTTTGATTTTGAAGATTTAAATGAAGATATTGAGGAGAATAGTGATGAACTTAAAGAAATTAATAACATTGACTTGTCTTTAGAGAATAGTTTAGAAACTATACAGCTTAAAAAACCAAATCAAGTATATTTTGAATTATATAAGGAAGCAAGAAAAAAAGCAAAGGAAGCGAAAAGATGCGCGATTTTAGCTTATTTAGAAGCAAAGAACATTAAGAAAACTTATATGTTAGATAATTTAAACGATAGTGATAGTGAATTTGATGCTGAAATCGATGAAGTTTCAGAAAGTGAATTGGAAGATTTTTAAATTAATAATTGTTTCACAAAATGTTTAGAATAATTAAATATGTATTCTAAAAATTATTTTATCATTAATTTTATATAATGACAGTCTCTTTACAGAAGCTATGGAATGACTATGGAATTGGAGCCATTTTGGTTTTATTAATTATTGCCTACGGAGTTAGTGTTTTTGCTGGTTATTTAGGTGCCAAAGGAATGCCCGGTCCTGAATCTGCTGCTATGATGCCTTCTCAATACAAGAATACTAACGCACAAATGTCCGCCGGTGTTCGCCCTTCTGATCCTAATGGAAATGAAGTTTTCTCATCTGTTAATGGTGTACAAACAAGCATGCCCGGTATCCCCTCATCATGCTCTCAACCTAATATCCAAAATCCTGCCGAACTTTTACCCAAGGATAGCAACTCTCAATGGGCTCAATTAAACCCTTCTGGTAAGGGTGAGCTTGCTAACGTTAACTTGCTTAAGGCTGGTTACCACATCGGTATCGACACTGTTGGACAAAGTTTGAGAAATGCTAACTTACAAATCCGCTCTGAGCCTCCTAACCCTCAATTAAATGTGGGACCCTGGAATGCCAGTACAATTGAGCCAGATTTTATGCGTCCTCCGCTCGAAATTGGCTCTGGTGCTCAATAAGCATAAATGGTAACAACTTTATAAATAATTTTTAATATTCACTAAAATTTATTTATTTTCTAGAACGTCTATATTTTCTTCTTGTATTACGCTTCTTTTTATTTTTTCTCTTTTTTGTTGAGCGTCTTGATTTCTTCTTTCTACCACCTTGTACAGGAGCTGCTTGCGGATGATAAAATGAATTAAAAACATCTTGAACAATATCATGTTTTGTATACTCGACACCATTATTTTTAAATACACCTAACATATACGCGGCAACACAAGCGTCATCACCAGTTTGCCAGTTTAAGTTATAAGGTGCTGCCCGTGCTATTTGTAAATATCTCTCAACTAATTCATTTTCACTTACTTGATTCATATCAAAAAACATTTCCAACTCACCTTCTTCAAAACCTAATCCAGGTAATAAATCTTCGCACTGATTGTTATTATTATTTGGTAGTAAAGCTGCCGAACCTTTCATATAAATTATAAAAATATTTTAATAATACCTTTTCTAAACATACTATATGGATAAACATAGTATATTTTTTTACATTTTTATAATAATAGTTCTATTTTTCTGTTTAAGAATTTATCTTGAATCTGACGCATATAACTTAAAATGTATTATAGCTTCAAAGGATGGAAATAGATATTGTGTTAGAGAAAGAGAGAAATTAGAACTTGCCGCAAATCTTTTAGCCCAAGTTACACAAAAAATGAAGGACACTGTTTCTTATATTAAAGAGAAACATCCAGAAGATCCTAGATCCATAAGGCTCGTTGAAGGATTTAACCCAAAAACAATTAGCGAAACTTTACCAACAAGTGAACTAACTGCATTTAGTGAAAATAAAGGAGAGAAAATTGCCTTTTGTTTAAATAAAACAAAAGATGGTAATAGATTAATTGACTTAAACACATTAACATTTGTAGCACTTCATGAATTGTCTCATGTTTGTACAGAATCTATTGGTCATAATCAAGAATTTTGGCAAAATTTTAAATGGGTATTACAAAACGCAAAGGCAGCAGGAATATATAATCCAATAGATTACAAAAAATCACCAGAGGAATATTGTGGAATGAAAATAAATGATAACCCATATTATGATTTAGTATAAATAAAATCTTATTATATACTATAATGGATACCGCTTTATCTCATCTTTTTCACTCAGTAATTATAACTGTAATTCTTTACGTTATAATGAAGTTCTTTTTAAAGCAATCTGAAACAATGTCACTAAATAGAAGCATACTAATTGGCGCATTAGTACTTATTTATATGATTTTATTTGGTCACCGAATGCCAACGCATTTAAATAAAATATAATATTTAATTTAATTGATTAGTTAGTAATTAAATTAAAAATAATACTGGCTTTATATATATGTCAAAGTCAATATCTTCAATAAAAACGCCTAATACAAACGAACCTTCTTTAGATAACCCTGTATATAAAGTTAAACAATTAATTAACGGTTCAATAAATACTATTTATGTATTTAATGGTAAAAAATCAGAAGAAAATGAAGAAGAATTATTTAAGAAAGTATTTACAGACGAGGAAAGAGAAAAAATCAAATCAGAAAATACAACTGTTAAATTTTCTGAACAACAAATACATTTTGATGATTCTATTGGTACAATTAAAATTAAAATACTTAATGAACTTAAAAAGGAAATTGTATTAGATGAAATATATTTATATTGTCAAAAAAATGAAACTTTAAATGCTGTTTCAGTTTATCAATCATTGACTCAAAATAATAAACTTCAATTAACAAAAGTTAGACTTGATCAGTTCTTATCAAATATTGTTAGAGATGAATCTGGAGAACCTTTTGAAGAACCTGTTGAAAAAGAAGTTTATACATTTGATGATATATTTGAAATGAATTTTAACAACAAAAATTATATAATAAATAATGTTGTCGGACAAAAATTTTTTATTGTTGAAAATGAATATCCATTTGTATGTAATCCATATGATGTTAATGATTACGACAAATTTTTTGAAAGGTCCGCAAGGAAATCTTTAACTACTCTTAATAACCATTTATTATTAAGCAGTGGTAACATAATTGATAACAGTATTTATCTTTGTTTAGCAGAAGATGTTTTATCTTATTTAAATAAAAAGGATGTATCCGAAGAGACAACAATAAAGGTTTATTATCCTTTTTTACATAACAAAAATATTAACAATTTGGAAGATTTACAGAGCCAAAAAGGTAAATTGCTTGAAGGTAATAAAAAAATTATTAATGAAAAAGTAATCGACTCATTTAAATCAATTGACATGTTTTATGATGTTTATAATTTAAGAAAATCCGAGCTTAATTATATTAACAAAGGTATAAAATTTATTAAAGCTGTTATGAGACCTGAATTTGATATTAAAATCCCACTTGAAATAATATTCAAGGTTGTTCATGCTACAGAAGAAAACCCACTTATTAAATACAATCCTTCATCAAGACAAGAAAATGTTTATAGACTTTTTACTGATAAAATTGCTACAGATGGTAGAAAAATTCCTTACCTTAAAAAGGCCGTAATTTTTAAACTTATGAAAAGTATTGCTCGTAATAAGTCGGTCGCTGTTTATGTTGAATCTGAAAAAAATGGTCAGGCTTTGTATTTAGTTTGCGAATTTGATGAAGAAGGTTATATCACAATTACATCTGAATTTAATGAGGTTGTTAATATAAATGAAATTAATGAACTATTTAAAAGTTCAATTAATCCAATTATAGAAGAAATTAAAGCGTTGTTAGAGCAAAGTGGTTATAAATTAAATAAATTTAATAGTTTAACCGATGATAATATAGAAGTTAAACAACTTACATATCAAACACAAGTTTATATTAAAAAACCACTTGATATTGAATCATATAGAGGTTGTGTCTCTAGTGTTTTCATTAATGAAACTAATGTTTTTAAAAGCGGTACAATAAACTTACGTTTCAAGCGTGTTTCTAATTATAGTAAATTTAACAGCATGGAAGCTTTTATATTAGAAAAATCTGAACAAGGTTTAAGAGGTGAACAAATTATTGAAGCTTTACTTGAAAATTTTCCAGAAGATTTAGATCGTAAACAAGCTATAGAAATAGTTAGTAAAATTGCTAATGAACTTGAAATTGAAAGAGGAGTTAGAAAATCTGATATTAAAATTAAAAATAATCCTGGATTTAAAACAACTATATCACTTGAAAAAGAATCTGGTGTTATAACAATTACAACTGAAAATATTAATAATATCAATTACTTAAACACCTTACCTATTTATTTAGATACAATTGTCCGTTTGACACAAGATAAAAATTCAACTAATTATCCTGTTAAAGAAATCAACAAATTATGTTCTACTGGAGAAAAGGAAGATATAGTAATTGATGATATTATTTCATCGTCAGAGGAATCTGCTTCCAATTCTGAAGTACCATCAATAGATCCAGATGAAGAAGAAGTTCAATATAATAAATTTAAAACTGTTGATGTCAACAAACCAAAAGGTGCTTTAAGTTTGTTTTTTGATGAAGATGAAGATGAAGAAGAGTTTGAAGGAGGAGAGAGAAAAGGATTTGGAATAGATTTTGAAGGTGGTGATACTAGCTCATCTGAAGAATCAATCGAAAGCGATAAATCTTCTGAACCTAAAAAAAATACATATGCTGGCGTTACAGTTCCAACTGGATTATCAAGCGATGAAGCATCTTCTAGTTCTGAAGAATCTATCCCTTCTGAAAAATCTACTCCTCCTCCACCCAATGCTTCATCTAGCTCTGAAAAATCTGAATCCTCACAAAGCACTCCTGTAGAAAGCGATAAGGAATTAGCATCATTTCCTTCGTCTAGTTCTGAAGAATCGATTGCTTCTGCTACAAAAATACCAACACCTGAATCAAAATCTGAAGAATCAATTGCTTCTGAAAAATCGATTGCTTCTGAAAAATCTACACCCAAGGTTCCAACACCTGACTCAGACTCTGAAAAATCAATTGCTTCTGAAACAAAAATACCAACATTAGTTCCAACACCTGAACCTGAATCTGAAGAGTCGGTTGCTTCTGAAAAATCTGTTACCAAGGTTCCAACACCTGAGCCTGAACCAGAATCTGAAGAGTCGGTTGCTTCTGAAAAATCTGTTACCAAGGTTCCAACACCT